TGGTCTTCATTAGATGACTGTGGGAAGTCAAACCACTGACTGCCTTGTGCGACATAATCAGCAGCTAGTTCCTCAAACCTAGTCTTCTTTGCTGCGTCATTGAGATCCGTAGTAGCTCCCTCTGCTTTTTTTAGGTAGTCTATTAGCTCTTCCAGTTTAGTAATCTCAAGATCTAGCTCATCTGAAGTCTGGTAGACATCGTAGTCGGACTTCCTCCACTTGTTAAGCATCTCCGTCATCTTCTCTTTGTTAGTGATGCCCTTATATTTCGCCATCCACTCGGCAGCACCTACACCGTCTCCACGCATCGCGGCTGCGATACCCATCCCTACTGCGACAGCACTCTTTAGCAAAGTCTTCATCGACCAAGATAATGTGCGGAACCATCCTCTAATCATCACAAACCAAGGTTTCCATCCAGTGCCTAGCATGTCATTTAATGCAGTGAAGAGTGCCTTCTTCATACCAAGCGTCATCATTTTCCAAGCTAATTCGAACTCTTTAATACGTGCTGCTTTGATAGCATAACCAAAAGCGTCATTGAGTGATCTATATAGCTCGCCGGTTATTGACGTGATGTTCTTTAGTAGGTTCTCCCATTCGTAGAAGCTGGCTAAGACAGCGGTGAAAGTACCGAGTATAGCTACGACTCCAGTAACTATAAGCCCTATAGGGGTTGCAATAGCAGCAATAGTAGATATTAACCCACTTACGATAGTGCTTATTGATGCGAACGTAGTAGCTAGAACTGTAGTCACACCTGCGAATGCCAACAGAGATACAGCACCCCCAGCGAGTCCGAGGAATACAGCAGCTAAAACGCCGCCTATCCAGTTGAATCCTGCTATGAGGTCTGTAACGACGATAGCCCATTGAGACAAGGTTTTAGCTATAATGTCTACGTAAGGAATGATAGCGTTACCAATCGTAACAGCTAGAGCGTCAAAAGCTGAGACAAGTCGGTATAGAGTTCCACCGATTCCAGCGTCCATAGTCAGAGCGACCTTCTTAGTTAGGCCATCAATGTTTTGCATTTCGTCTGTCATCTTCTGAATAGCTTCATAGTTATCTGCTCCGACGATTCCACCTTTGATACCTAGCCGCCCGAATAGATCCTGCATGGCTGCGGCTTTCTCAAGACCTCCCATGCCTTCCATTGCTTTGGACACTTGAGCGAAGATCTGAGGAAGCTGTCTCAAGTCACCTATCGAGTTTGTGAGCTTGATAAAAGAGCCATTTACTTTAAGGACTCCACCGTCCATCTGTGCCATTTCACGATAAAGGGCGTTGAGGGTTGTTCCTGCTTTAGATCCTGTGATACCTACGTTCCCTAGAAACGCCAGCATAGCAGCCGTTGTATCTATTGTTTGATTGTAATCCTTCGAAGTCTTACTCGTATACTCCATAGCTTCGCCAAGCTGAGTAATGTTTAGCTGGGCATTTATAGTGGCGTATGTTAGTGAGTCTGTGACTTTCTGTATGTTCTCAAGGTTGTGAGATAATCCGTAAGCGTTAGCGGTTCTAGTTGCAATAGCAGAGGCTTCGTCTAGCGTAACCCCTGTGGCAGTTGCGAAGTCTAGCATAGCACCCGACATCTGCTTAATACCATTAACACCAATACCTGCCTGTGCCATAGTAGCCATCAAAGACGAGACCTGTCCGATGGTGTATCGAGTCGAGCCGCCGAGTCTGACGGCTTCTTCTGTAAGCATCTTCAAACCTTCAGGCTTTATGCCTGTAATACGGGCTTGAACCTTACGCATGTTGTTATCTAGCTCTACAGCACTCTTGCCTGCTTTGTAGAGACCTGTACCTAGTACGATTGCAGCGGCTCCCATAGCCATACCTGCACGCCTTGCCCGTGTAGCCATTCGATCTAGTCTAGCAGATACTTTACGAAGTGCTGGTGACATCTTGTCTGTGAGCGATAGTATTACGTTAGCTCTTGTGGATGGATTCATGGGGTTAGCCCTTTGTGTTCAGGTTGGCGAATAGGTATCGGAATCTCTTTCGAGTCTTTTCTGCTGGAGCTTTTAAGAAGTCTCTTTTTCGGTAGTGGCACTTCTTGTAAGTCATGGGCCACTTAATTTGGCCTCTAATAGACTTACCTGCGAAGTTAGAACCATCTTGCTTATCCATAGCACGGAGATGGTCGATGTCCATAGGTAGCTTAACTTGCTTGTTATTGCCACCCATAGCGTGGACTTTATCTCCATCGAACTTAGTGTTCTTTCCATACTTCACATTCATATCAGGCCCGATACGGAACTCGAATCGTTTGACCTGCTTGAAGGTGACGTATTGAAGACCTGCTTTACCTTTAGCACGCTTCTTAGGTGCTTTAGGTGGGGTAGATGGCGGGAAGGATGCCCAGCTATAGCCTTTGTAGCCAGTCTTAGGCTGTCTAGCTCTAGCCATGCCGTTCTTCATGTCTTTGCGACAGAAGCCAGCAGCCTTGAACATCCTACGCTCAGTCTCTTTGAGAACCTTTGCACTTTCGTTCTTTAGCCAAGTAGAGAAGGACTGATTGCCTGTGTAGCTACCAACCCTTAACTTCATCTTAAACATGCTAGGCATAATAAACCTCAAAAGTGTTTCTTCATTGACCGCAGCTTATCACTGGTTAGATCAGACTTGTTATCCTGATAGAACTTATGGAACTGCTTAACTGTTACGTTCTTAGCACCCTTCATCGACGCATATAAAGCTAGATGGTACGAAAGCCTATCCCATCTTTCATGCTCACAAGAATCCCGCATAAGAACAAGTTGGTGGAAAGACAGCGAGTGGGGTAGAATCCCCAGTATCCCTGCTGACTCCCACACGAACTTATACATTCTAACGCTTATTGCTTCTTGCTCAGCTTTAGTAACTCTTCGTCGATCCTTGGAACCATGTTCTCCCTCAGTTCCATCTCTTCCTTCTCGATCAGAAGAATCGCTCTCTCCATGCCCACGTTCACCGAGTCCACTATCAGTCGAAGTGCCTTCCGCTTGTGGGCAGGTAAAAAAAGCACGATGCCCTCGATCAGTGCTGAGGTAGCTTCTGCCACCACTTCACCATCAAAGCCTTCATACATCTGGTCGAGTGTCATTCCTCGTGATTCCCTTTCCGAGTCTAGGATGATGTCGATCATGCTCAGGAGAATCTCGATGTTATCATGAGAAGCCAGCTTAGTCATCCAGTTGTCGTCACTGTTGAACGATTCTGTGATGTCAATCCCTAGCTTAGATTTCATAGCCAAGTAATGGCCGATATTGATAGCGAGAGTCCAAATGTTACCTTTAGAGTCTTTAAATTGTGTAGCTTCCATCATAACGCCCCTTATGAGTTTATAGTTCCATGTTAAGATCGTCTTCGATCTCAATCATTGTTTCTTCTTGAATTGGTTTAGGCTGGATCATGTCTCTGATCTCGCCGACTGTACAACGTACTTCTAAGCCCAACTCTTCAGCGATCTCAGGATTGAGACTAACCATCTGGCTGTCGCTAAGGTCAAGCATCCACTCTAGATTCTTCATAGTAGTTTCCTTAAAAAAGAGGGGGCTACGAATTGTAACCCCCTAAGCATCTATTACGACTACGCCCAGACAGGGGCTCCACCTGCTCCGGTTCCGGTTTGTCGGACGGGGCAGAAAGAGAGGCTGATGGTCATTCCATCAGTAAGAGGCTGAGCAATGTCGGATTGAAAGCATTGGCCGGTGAAGTAAAGACCTTCACTGCCAGTGCTGTGCAATGCGGCAATCGTCATAACGTCACGATCTAAGCACTTCTGAATGAAGGCTTTAGATGCAGTGTTATAGGTAAGAGTCGCTGTTACTTCGACTTCAATCATCGAAGGGCAGTAACGCTTGAACTGGCTACGACGGTCAGTAACTTCTGTTTTATCAACAGAGATAGTTACGTTAACGTCACGGGCAGTGTCAATGTCTGCAAGTCCAGCAACAGCAGAAGGATCAGCACCAACGGTGTCTGAATACTGTAGAAGGCCATTAAAGCCAACTTGTGCAGTTTCTAAAGGCATCTAAATATCTCCTAGCTGAGTGTTGACCATGCAGGAACGGAACCGCTAGAAGCAGGTGCGAATGAAACAGAGTAAGTCTGTCCATCAGCAAGAGGCTGAGCGATGTCGTTCGAGAATACGTATGCGTCGAAGGCGATTCCTTGTGCCGAAGCAGAAAGATCACCATCAAAGACACCGACGACAAGTCGGGTTCGAGCGATACAAGCAGTACGGATAGTAGACTGAGTAGCGTCATTGCTATCGTAGGTAAGTGTGGCTGTGATTTCACAGTCTAGTCCACCAGCTACGTAGTTCTTGAACGCACTCGTTCTATCTGATACGTCTGATTTGTCCGAACTGATCGTGACGTTAATGTCGCGGGCAGATGGGACTTCTGTGTAAGAGGCTACCAAGGCAATGTCAGCGTCAGCGGAACCTATGCCCAAGCTACCATCAAATCCAGTACATGACATAATTAAGTCCTGTTCTTATAGAAACGGTAATTGAAATTGGAAATGGCGAACATGACACCAGCTTCGTCAACCTGATCGGGATCGAACAGATTGTCCATCTCGAAAGGTGGCACTAAGCAGAAGGTTCCATCAGCAGTAGTTAGCTGGCGGTTCGACTTGAGGCAGATCCAGTCTTGGATGTCCTCAGCCATGTTCAACCCGTCATCGAGATCAGAGTCAGAGCCAATCGGGTAGCTAAGGCCAACACCGATAGTGTACTGAATGAACTCGTTCGATCTATCTTGCTCTACAGACACTTTGCCTTGTAGTGCTACTTTGATCTGAGGCGTTAAGTCCTCTCGTTTGATCCTCGGAACTAACTGTCTTACAACAGTAGCGGTTCCGAAGGTTGTCTCGTTTAACTTCGCAGTTACAGCGTCAGTTAGGTTTACGGCTACGCCCATGTTATATCTCCTTGGTGTGAACTCGATAAACAGTTAAGTTAGCGTCCTCTTTAGAGAACACATCATCAGCACCATCTTGGGTGACCTGATACTGCTTTACGACTCCGTTAATTACTTCGGTGATAATGTCATAACGAGCAGGCTCGACGGGTTCGCCGCCGATGTTGTAAGCCGAGATGTCAATAAGGTAATCTCTGTTCTTACTAAATAACGTAGACCCATCTGCTTGGAAGGTTGACGATCCAGAGAATCCGACGGTAGCCATAAAAGGAGCCGAAGTGTTTAAGCCTCGGCTCACAGTTATGGATACGCCTCGAATCTTCTTATGGGCAACCCTGCTCGCTAGATAGGCTCTATAAGCTGGGTTACTCATTGAACTAGCTCTTGACTGCTTCGGTGTGAGTGATAGCGTCAGTTGTGATAACTGGAACGCCAGCAACATTGTCAACCAAAGGTGCAGGTGCGCCAGTTGCGTTGGTTGCTGTTCGTGAAGCACGAAGATCGAACTGTGACTTACGGTTCATGATGCACAAGTCAGGAGCGTGTCCAGCTGGGAATCGCTCAAGAGCTTGGTAGATCAAGTCGTCTGTTAGGCCGTTAGAAGCGTCTAGGTTGACGATTCGAACGATGCTGAAAAGGCTTCCGAAGAATCCACCGACCCACATGCATCCTGGGGTGTAGTATGCAGGGTAGTTCTTGCCAGATCCGTCGATGAAGTTCTGAACTTCAGTCTGTCCGAGTTGAACAGCTTGCTCTCCGTTGAAGACCAATCCGCACTCAGCCGAGTTACGACGAAGCATGTAAACAGAAGAAGTTGCACCAACAGCCGAACCACCAGCGTCTACGACCATTTCGTCGCCAAGACCGTCTAGGTTGCTGCTGTCTGCAAGACCTTCGAATCCACCAGAGTTGAAGCCAGTTCCGTTGATCCACTGGTTCTCTAAATTGAACAAAGCAGATTGAACGTGACGAAGACCTTCACGAGCGATGTACTGCTCACGTCCACCAGCCAAGCGGCTAGAATCAGCAACAGCTTTGTCAACGGCCCAAGACCAATCGAGGATCTTAAGGTCGATGCTGTCGATTCGATCTACAGAGTGATCGAAGTCACGTCCAGCGTTCTCGGTGCGGAATCCAGTAACAGGAAGCTGAGTCATAACGCTTTGCTTATGAACGATTCCGTTAGAAGCAGGAATTGCAGGAAGAGAAGCGATAACAGGAGCAGCAGCACGAACTTCCGAAGTCTCTTGTCCAGAAAGATCGTAAGCGTCTGCAACCATGTCAGCTACGGTTAAAAAATCATTTGCCATCAGTAGTGTTCCTTAAATAGGAGTTAGAAAAATGCCCCACACGGAAGGGGGCGAAAAGTGAAAATAGGGTTACTTAATTGTTACTTTGAATCCATTACCTTTTGACTCAACAGCTTCGCCGTTGTTGCCAGAAAGTGGTTGATCCTCAGTTTGCTCTGAAAGTTCGATCTGAGCTTTAAGGCTTTCGATCTGCTCTTTCTGAGACTTGATGTACTCTGCTTGTGCGGCTTGGAAATCCATGCCATTCATGAAGAAGTCTAGTCCAGCTTCTTTGCCGAAGTTCTCGATGTACTGACCGAGTTCTTCTTTCGAGAAGTGACCTTTTTCTACTGGAGACTCAGCAGCAGGTGAGCCACCGTCTACAATGTCTTCAACTTCATCAACTTCAGGAGCTTCTTCAACTTCAGGAGCTTCTTCAACTACTGGAGCTTCTTCAACTTCTTCAACTTCAGGAGCTTCTTCAACTTCAGGAGCTTCTTCAACTTCAGGAGCTTCTTCAACTTCTGGAGTTTCGATAACTTCTACTTCTTCAACTGGTGCATCTTCAACGATAGGAGTCTCTACGACTTCTTCGATGATCTGCTCTTCTTTGTTAAGTTCCACGATTTGTAGTCCTTTAAGGGAGAGAAAATTAGAAACGAAACCGAGCAGACGATCTGGCTCGACACCGAAGAGACTTCCTTCGGGTTTGGTTTTAGATAGTCCCAAGCCATACTCCAACAGTTCAGCAGCTTTGGCCGCTGTATCGTCACGATGGAACAAGCCGTCAGGATTAGCAGCAGGCTCGTCGACGATGTCAACAAAGCGTAACTGTCCAAGTCTAACATGGGGGTAATTATTAACATTATTAGGATCAGGAGAGATAGGGTTCGCTGCTGCGTACATCTCTTCTGCCTCAGCGTCTCTCATGAAGCTGATAGAGGCTCCAAACGCTTCAGGGTCATCCTGTGCAAGATCAAGCAGAAAGCCCGCTAGATCGCCATCTGGGGTCTTGTGAGCAGCTTTCCAGAAGTGAAGGTCACCTCTGACTTTGCCGTCTCCGTCAGCCCGATAGAATACTCGTCCTAGTCCCTTGCTGAGTGAGTCCCCGCATTGGTTAGGATGAGTGTATCGACTTTTGATGCCTTTCTTCGCTTTGGCTAGTTCAGTACCAACCTGAGCGATGAACTCGGAATCAACCCAAGCACCGTGACCGAGAGCTTCACCCTGTGTGATAACTGCGAAGTTCTTGATGTAACCTGCTCCGTATTCGCCACCAGTGCGGCTAATCTCAGGTGCTTGGTCAAATCCGCGAACTGTAGCGGCTCGGAATAGTGTAGGTTCTAGATAGGTTTTATTCGCCATTGAAAGGCTCCTGTGGTTGTGGTTCTGGTCGTAGATCAGGTGGGACGATGTTTAGCTCTTCGAGAAGTGCTTGCTCTTCAGCTAACTTACGAGCAACATCTGCCCACTCGTCACCGAATCGCTCACGTCTGATCTCAGTTCTTGAACGAAGACCATTCTCAATGAGAGTAACATCAGCACTTGCTTCCTTCATGGTGTCCCAGTATTGGAGTCCATCAGGAACCCATAGCCAATTCTTAGGATCAATATCGAACGAAGAAGGCAACTGAATCTCACCTTTAAGTATGCCCACTTTGAGCCGCCACATGAACCACTCATTTCTGAAGGCTACTTGACGTTCTCTGTCTTTCTCACAGCTTCGAAGGTAAAGAATCAAAGCAGTACGCGAACCGTTGAAGTTCGTGTAGGATTCGTCCCAGAAGCAGTAAGGTATGTTAAGTGACTTGAGGGTAAGACCAATCATGTCTTTCCAGAAGTCTTGAGTAGCTGTCTCAGGCGTTCCAGCAGTTAAGAAGTTAGCTTCCTCGCCAGGATCTAGATCTAAGATCTGTGGCCCTTTGTCGAAGCTGACACTGCGGTTAGGATCGCTATCGTCGTCTTGAGCGTCATCGCCTAGTCCCCAGTTAGCTTCTCGTGTGATCGAGAGAGCAAACAACTGAGCAACCTTAGCTTTAGCTAGTGCGTAGTCATAAGACTCATTCAAGTCCATGATAGTATCTACGACTGCTGCTAGAGGTGAGATGCCTCGTGTCTGGTCAAATCTATCCCAGAAGCCCATTCCAATGACCTTCTTAGCAGAGACTTCGCGTTCGAACTCATAGTTAGTTTCGTTACGCTTCCAAACAGCATAAGACTTATGCCGACCTGTTACGTCAATCTTAACTCCCTGAACCCAGTTCTTTAGTGGGCTTTCGTACTCACCGTTAGAAGGTGTTACTCCACTCTTCTCGGCTAGGAAGGTAGGCTGTCTTACTCTATCAGACTCAATCGCCTGCAAGTAACCGCCACGCTGACGTACACAGTAGACATCGCCATCAATCACAGCAGAAGACTCTAGCATCCTCATGAATGTGCCAAGGTCATATCGACCTGAGATGTCAAACTGCTCTTTCTTAGAGCAGTAGTTGTAGAAGTCTCGAAGTGTGTTGTCCAAGCTCTCATCGCCAGTGTTAGGCTGAAAGTTATGACGAACAACGAAGTCGATGTGCTTGCTGAGAATCCAACGAGCAGCAACTTCGTTACGCCGTAGGTCTCTAGTAGTGGACTGTAGCACTTTGCGGTCAGTAGCTCGCAACTGCTTATCCTCAGTCATCAACTTCATCTTCTTAGGCTTGCGGTTCTTGCTCGATGAGCTTGCTCCGTCATATCCGAAGTCAAGAGAGCCGTTAGCTTCATTTAACCAGTCCATTGTAGGCTCCTTAGCTTAGGTCTATGCGATTGAAAATAGGTCGGCGAATCTTCTTACCCTGTAAGGTTGACAGTTCCGCTTTTAAGTCTTTTAGTCTTGCTGCTACTGCTTCAAGATTAAACTGAGTGGTCTCGCCATCAATTGTAATCATTGCAGCACCCGAATCTAAGATCTGTTCGAGGTTGGCAATAGCTTCTTTAAGTTCTGTTACTGTTCTACCCATTGATAAACCTCTTTAGCTGTGAGTAAGATTGGCCGCCTTTGATAGTGGTCTTAACCCACTTTGCCCCGTCCCATTTGAAACGTACTAGTGCAGGAACCGAAGAACCTGTGTATAGCTTTTTAGCTTCTGGCGACTTGTAGTCTAGTATGACTAAGTGACCGCCGTTTGCTACCGAAGGGTTAGCCTCGATCATGTCCTTCATCTTTCTGCAAGGGCCACACCAAGATGCACCGATTACAACAACGAAGGTTTTCTTATCTGCTTGGCTTGCATTGTAAGCGTCTCGATAGCTAGTGTGTACTTCTGCCTGAGCAGAGGTAGAAAGCATAACGCAAACAATAACAGCCGCTAGTAGTTTTTTAATCATCGTGACTCGTCCCCTTCAACGCATACGTTACCTTTGGTAATCGTCCAGCGTGAGTCTGCTGAGAACTCAATCTCAACATCAAACTTGTAAATTGATACAGCAGGATCTAGAAGCTCCGTGGCTGCTGTAGATAAAGTAACCTCAACTAATGTACCCGTAGCACTTGTGCTAACACCTGTAGTGCTTTGGTCTAGGATGATAGCGTCCTTGCTGTCACGAATAGTGAAGTTAACGGTCTGACCATCTACGTCTTTGGTAGCTGTCCATGCTAGTTTAGCATTAGCAGTACCGTCGTAAGCATCGCCGCGAATCAAGTTGATCGACTCGCTTTGTGGCTGTGGTGCGTAGATAGTTGTGATCGGTGTAATCTTCGATAAGATTGTAGTTAGCTTGTCGTCAGTAGAACCAGCAGCGTGATACTCACTGGCGTTAATAACCTCTCCGTTGGTTCCAGAGAAGTGTGCTTCATAAGAAGCGATTCCGAAGCCAGTTAGGTCATCAACAACTACTAGCCGGTAACTACCAGTTAAGTTAGTAGTTGAGAAGGTAGCTCGATATAGCCCAGTCTTACTTGACACTGTAATTATCGTGACTTCATCAACAGAAGAAGCCGTAGCGACAGGAGTGTATGCTTCGTCCAAAAGTACAGCAGTTAAAGCTCTATCAGGAGCCGCAGCTAGGTTAACGTATTGTGCCATGATTGGCTCCTTATAAGAAAAGCAGCCCACCCGCAAAAGAGCAGGCTGCATTAGTTAGTGAAATTACGACAAGCCGTTAATGGTTACATTCTGGATGTCGTTAGATACCATGCTAATCATGTTTAGCTTAGTATAGTTCTGGTCAGAAGAATAAACATCGTTCCGAATCATGTTTGAGTACGAATCCATAGAGCCGTCTCCCATGAGCCACATAATGCTAGCACCGTGAACAGTCCAACTAGAAGGGACATAGTTTACATTAGAAGAAGAATTTCCTGCCCTAACATATTGTCCTACTCTGTAATCATCTTCCCACTTCTTAGGGTCAGTAATCATCATTTTGATTTCTGCCTCTGTTGGCATATAGTCATTGAGTTTCAATGTGGTTATGACCATGCTGGCTACCTTACCGTGGAAGCTGCGGTTAGAACCGCGACCACCAATAGTGAAATCTCCTGTGATACTTCTATCCATTCGACCGCCATTAGTCACCCAGTTGCCAGAGGTAGAAAGTTCAGAGCCAAGACTTCCAAAAGGCTGCGACCACTCTGACCCCATGCGACGAATGCTGAAGCAGTCAGCTAAGTTAGCTGCTGTTGCATCGCTTCCGCTGAGTCTTTCGCCAGTGTGAGCAATGTAGATTCCATGCCAGCCTGTAGTGGTTGAAACATTACCTAAAGCACACTCATTCAATGCACCATCTCGCCCCCAACCAAAGTGAAGACTCCCGAAAGATGATTGCCTGATGTAGATGTTATCATCATTCGAACCAGCACCTTCACCCATGTTCCAGATGTGCTGGTTAGAGTTGTGCTTGTCAGAACGGAACACGATAGCAGTGGCCCAAGGTCTAGAGTTCGAATCGCTACTCGTTTTTCCACTACTCGCTGGTGCGGAAACTGTTGCGCTTACTCCAGACATCCTAAGAGGGTTTACCGAGGCACTGGTGGAAACCTGTACTGCTCGCTCAGATGAACCACTAAAGTCTAGTGCCTTCGTCCAAGGAGTTAGGTTAGTAACTGGCTCAGCAGGTATGTCAATGACCGATAGACCAGAGGTCGTTAGGTTCATTGTACCGCCTGCACGAGTTGCGACAACCAAAGGCAAAGAACCAGAACGAGAACTAGCTGGTTCATCTGAGATGATTAAGCCGGTAGTAATCTCACTTCTGTGCTTCGTCTGTAAGTCGCTTAGTGTAGCTGACCTGAGAACGTGAAGCTGTGTTCCATCCCACTCAATAGCGTAGTTCCAGTATGCAAGTGAAGCTGAGTTCACAGTGTTGTGATTAGCTCCAATCAAGTCTCCAACACTCATCGAATGCTTATGCTGAGAAGCTGAAGTAGCTTCCCATCTAACAACAGCATCGAAGTCAGAGTGCAGGTCTGGTGTGTCGTTCCAGTTGGGCGATAAATCAGCAATTCCGAAGAACGCTTTAGACTCACCTTGAGTGTAATCTAGGAATGGGAGGACATTGCCGATAGCCCATGACGCTGGAATAATAACTCTTTTATCCTCAGCTAGTGTCAAGCCAACTTGTACGACTGAACTGTTATCCACAGTGTAGGTGCCGTCTCCATTGTCTGTGAACGAACCAGCCTCCTGTGTGAAACCACTCGGCAGCGTGGAAGGAGGTGTCAGGTTGTTAACAGTGATTGTCAACTGTCCTGTGCTACTCCCATAGCTGTTCGTCCTTGTGACATCAATGACATAGCTGTCGCTAGGATTGGTGACGTTGTCGCCAGACACCGATGGTGCAGTTCCGCCTATCATTCCAACACTAGAGTCAACAAGACCTGCGGGCAGGTTTGTGAAAGTTGTGACGTATGATGTGTCCATTGGCTGAGTCTGGTAGTTCACCACCGAGTCCTCATTGACAGTCAATCCGCTTGCCGAGAACACAGCGGGTGCTAGGTCTGCATTTGTTAAAGTCGTGATTTCCGTGTAAGTAACTGGGTTACCAAGGAAAGTCTGGTTCTCCGGTGCGAATCCGCCGTTGGTTTCACGGTATGCGATAGGCATCTTCCATGAGGTATTCGTAGGATCGTCTGGGTATACATAGTCATCGTATTTGACTGTGTCTGTTCCGCCAGATTGCGTGTAGTAGTATTCTGCTTCTTCTACTGTTGCGAACAGAGGATACTGGAAGTTACCGTCTGGACTTTCGACATACCGGAAGTACATCGTAGGTCCTACAGCAAGCTGACCCTTTGTCAGGGTGCTGAGGTTAGCGTTACTGTCCTGTGGGATCCAGATGAAGCGGTAGCTGCCCGTAGGGGCTGCAGCGTCGAGTCGCTGTTTAACCGTGTAGGTAACACCATCTGTGCTGGCCCATACTGTAGCTCGTCCGTCTACATCGAATCCGACACGACCGTAGTATGCACCGATGGCACCTTCTAGTACCGTGCTGGCATATGCGTTCTCGTTATAGAGACCGTTCATCGTACCGTTGTGTTCAGAGCGTGCTCCGAAGAACAGATAATCATCGTTACTCCAGACTCCTCGGTTTGCATCGAGGTCACCGACAGCATGGTCGTTATCAGAGAACAGGCCTAAGTTAGCGTCACCGTCAGTCCATGTGAACTGGAAGTACTCGCCTGCTTGTGTCAGAGTCTCTGTTGTTACGAAGCCGTTGTTGTCATCGTCTGGTCCGCCTAAGTACGTGATGCCGCTGGCGAGGTCGCCTGAGACGTCTGTACCGAAGACCGTGATGCTTGAGTCACCGATAACCACTGGCGTATCGTCTACAGCCAACCGGTGTACTTTAGGTGCTGAGTATACTCGTGCCGCAGTACTCTGCGACTTGATGCCGAGGTGGAAAGAGGAACCCTGCGTTACTGGGTAGCTACTGCGTGCATGCATG